GTATTAATAACGCCGCAGGTGTTCCACCTAGTGTTATTGCAAAATCACTAGACACAGTTGCCAGTGGAACCAAATCAATTAAGGTTGTTATTCAACCGGGTACATTTGCTCCACAAGGCAACGTTATTCTTAATAATGAAACGGTCACTGGTACAAGCACAATTGGATCGGTTATTACTACCAATGGTGTGTTCTGGGCCAATGGCGTTCCTCTTGCTACTGGTAATTTTATTACTACACAGTCATTTAACGGAAGTCAAAATCAGTTAGCCGCACAGTTTGTTAACTCTGCACAGGTAACCACAGTGGCTAATGCTAGCTCAAGCGGTACTGTTAACTTTTATGTAAGCAATCAAAGTGTATTGTATTTTACTGGTAATGCAAGCAACAACTGGGATCTAAACGTATTAGGATCAAACACATATTCTTACAGTTCCTCGCCAACTGTAACATTTGAAGGTACTATATCCGGTTACACAATGACAGTACAGTCTATTGCGTCAGGTACACTGGCCAATGGATATGCTGTTTCTGGCGCAGGAGTAACTGCTGGTACAGTAATTCAAGAACAAGTTTCTGGAACCACTGGCGGTGTGGGTGTATATAACTTAAACAACTGGAGTTCAACTCCTCCGCAACTTTATACTATAGGTAGCGGTAACGTAGTTATTCCAAATACAACAGTAAACAACGCCCAAGCTCTATATGCTTATGCTCCTACGGCCACAACCGGTACCAGCTTAGACCAGTTAATGAAACCCGGGCAGACTATAGCTATTCAGTTTATGAATACCAACGGCCCTTCAGGTAAATTCTTAAAGTCTCTAAAGATTGACGGCATAACTCAGTCGGTGAACTGGCTGGGCGGATCAAAACCTGGTTATGGTACTGCTACCGGTATCGACACATATACATTACAAATTACTAAAACACCGTTTACACAAATTGTAACACCGCCAACACGTATTCCAGTCTATACAGTATTAGGTAGCTACTCATCTTATAGTGTACCAGTTGTTGTTCAACAAAGTAGTGGCCCGTCAGTATCTTCTTGGACGGTTGGTTTTGGATCTACTGATACTAAACTTACATTTAAGTATGGATCAACACTTGTTGCTACATTGGATTCAAGCGGTAACTGGATTACTGCTGGTAACGAAACAGCTTACGGAACACCTTAATCATGCAAAACTTAAAAAGACTATATCGCTCAAACTATGCAGGAGAACACGTTTTTACATCGCTGTCTCTGCAAAGCAACGAATGGAATCCAGAAACAGAATTTGTTCCTAACGCTGTGTTTAATACACATACCACAAACCAAGCTATTGCAATTGGCAATGGCGAAAGCCGTAGAGATTTCAATTTGAATTTTGTAGCACGTCACGCAGGTGGTTTGTTAGCAGAAAATAAATTACAAAGCTATGGATGTAATGCATTGTACAGAGATTTCCATCCTGATTTTTTAATCTTAACCGGTGACGACATTGTTAAAGAAGTTGCTAATAGTCGTTACGTTGATGATAACATTGCTTACTCAACAGCCGACAACGTTCTTAACTATCCGGGCCGATTATATTTGATTCCACAAAATTTATATTTTGATGCTGGTTCATTGGCTGTATACCTAGCTTGCTTTGATGGACACAAAAGAGTGTTTATGATTGGCTACGACAGCTATGTTGAGGAAAGTGCTGTTAACAATATCTACAAAGATACTGCCGGTTATCCAACTAGTGATCAAACACAAAACGGTGCCTGGTTTACAAAGAGTTTGGCTACAGTAATGAGCACCTATGATGATGTTGACTTTATTCGTGTAATGCCAACCAACACTTATTACACACCTGTTGAGTTTCAACAGTTAGTAAACTTCCGTCAAATTGATTATCGCCAGTTTGCTATTGAAGCTGACTTAGGTGGTTTAATTTAATATAGACTCTAGAGTCTTAATTTTCTTTTTAACTATTTCAAAATTAAAACTACGCCACAGGCCTGGATGTAACGGCTTTGGATGATCTTTCATTTCAACCCAGCAGTATCCACGATGTTCGCTATTCAGTACAGGAACAAATTCTGCTTCCACAGTTACAAGAAATGTATAGTAGACAAACTTATGATTGTCTGCGGTAAATGTTTCTAAGGGAATAAATTTTTTCTTAGCGTAGTCAACGCCAATTTCTTCTTGTATTTCTCGAACTAAGCCTTGTATAACAGTTTCGCCGGCTTCAATCTTGCCGCCTGGTATTCCCCAGAAACCTTGCTGACGTTGTTTATTACGTAACAAAAACAAGTAGCGGTTGGTACTTTTGGCGTAAACTAATGCGCCAACACCTTCTGTATGCTTTTCCATTATAATACCAGACTCCACTCTCCGGCTTTGTACAAGCCTTCGTAGCTCTTGGTCCACACGCCCTCATACCAACGGTATTGGATTGTGGTTTTTAGATTGGTCAAATATTGTACTTCTGGTTCTTGCTCACTGTCGAACGCAACTTCCCAACAGGCACCGTTCCATTCGATAACATCATTTGCATTAGCAACTAGTGTAGTACCATCTGCGCCAGCCCATGCCACAGCACTTACGCTATCGTAGCTACCAATAGGATTTAAGATTAGATATCTTGTTCCTACAGCAGGATTTAGAATTGAACTATCAACTGTGACCGTTTGTGGATCAATAATAGCTGTAACTGGATCAAGCGTGTTTGCGGGCTTAGTCATGTCATCGGCTGTAAACAATAACTGTGTTTCGTCGTTGGGATTATAAGCAACAGTACCTACGATTTCGTGACTACCACCTGGATATGGGAATTGTAAACGTACTTGGCTAATACCGTTAATTAATTTGCCGTACATATTAACTAGGCCGGACCAATTTGATTTAACACCATATACAACATCTTTACTTTCTGTTGTACCATTACCGTACAAGGTCAGGGTATTGCCTACATACACTAATTCATAACCCAATGGAGTAAAGCGTTGCTGACTTACTAAGCCTTCTAAGGTAGTAACTAAATTAGGATCTAGTGAACCAGACTCGTCATAGATACGAGAAATAATTTCAGCAACTACACCCATCTTCTTGACCTTGGCAGGTAAAGTAATCCAAATTGGCAATTCAAAAGTCAAACTAGTAACATCAATTTGTTCATCGCCGCCTTGTGGAACACTACGGCTTGTGTATGTTACGTCCGTTAGTAATACTACACTTAGACTTGTCCAGTCTAAATAATTATCAGTGCTTTGTATTTCTAAGCCAGGATTAAACAATGGCAGGATCTGTTCAAGGATCTGATGCTTTTGTTCTGTATTACTAGTCCATATATCTAATTTCATTGTTAGTTTATATGGAGCCGGCATCATACGTTCTACAGTATAGATTCCGTCTTGTGTTTGTGTATAATTTTGACTTATTTCGTCAAAGGTACGTTCACGAACACGTACAGTACTTTCGTGATAAGGATTTTGTACACGATCACGTTCGTAAGTTAACCCGCCAATGTATGCGGCCATTGCAGGAACAGCGTTAAGAGTGTTTTCACTGTTACCACGTAGAATCATTGAAGCCTGACGACTAGCATCTCCGTAGTAGACAGGAATAGTTTGTAAGGTCTGATTGCCGCTGGCGTCTTTTCCAAACTCTACTTGAAAGTTTGAAAACATACGAATAAACTGTATTACAAATCGACGGATTTGTCCATCGTAATTAAACTGTACTGGCATTAGTTATCAGCCTTTGGTCTTAAAATCTTACTTAAAGATTGTTGTTCTGGTTCAGAGTTTCCTGCACCATTGGTATATGTGTTAGTGTTATTTACATAACTCATACGCTGTGTCTTATTATCTGTGCCCGGAGTTAGGGTAGTTCTTACACTATCTTCAACTCTTAGCCATGTTGCTCCATTGAAACGGAATAGACGATTTGGCAAGTAATCTAAACGTAAGAAATAATCGCCTTGATTAGCATTAATAGGGAAAGCAACACCTGAACCAGTAGGAATACCGTTTGGTGCCATGCCGTTACCTGTTAAGTAACCTTCGGTTTTACTTGATGGACTTAATGGGCCATTGTCGGCAGTAATAGAAGTATTGTCTGCACGAACATTGCCCATACTACTATCATAGTAGCCGCTAGGATCACCAACTGGTGTGCCATCGGAATTGGTAGCCAAATTATAAAACGGTGTAGTATCGTAACCTGATTTAGGAACGTCGGCTTCGGCTTGTACAACAATAGAGTCGTTGATGTTTTGATAGATATTCAGAGTACTTAGGATCTGTCCTACTGGTGTGTTAGTACCAGGCCCAGCTTTGATATTGTCAAGAATGTCTTTGTACTCTTGACTATCCACTAATGGATTTAATTTAACACGCCACAAGTGTGGCCACCAAGTTGGACTAAAACCTTCAGCGGCAAAACTAGCATCGCTAACAACATAGTATCGCTTCAATGCGGCCGGCACATCTTGATCTAGTGCATCGTAATCTTTTAAGTGTTGCAACTCTAGTACGTCACCGGCGATTAGTTTACGACCAATGGTATCTACCATGTCACGTAAATGAAACACCATAAAGATGGTACCGGTTTGTAGAAACAGGCCAAATTGACTTAGATCAAAATCTTGGTCAGCACGTTGATAAATGCCACGCATTTTATAAACGTCTTGCTCATACTTGCGATCACGATTTTCTAACCATAGCAAGTCTTGAATGTTCTTTTCACTTTGATTTAAGTAATCGGGCTTGGTAGCATCTGTGCTACCCGTTTGTTCTGCAGGACCTAGATATTTGTTTAATAAAATACCAGTGCCGCCGATGGTAAACATTTCGGATATACGTCTATCCATAAACTTATAATCATTTGAGTGTTGACCATCTTTCCAAAGACTTAAACGTGGCATACTAGTTCCTATTAGTCTAGTATTTATCCCCCGTAGACGGGTAATTACCAAAATGCTATAATCAGGGTATGAGCCAGAGAATTGACGAGTTATTCTTCAAAATTATTGCGTGTAAGCAAGAACATCAACGTGATCTTAAGCGTATATGGCAAAACTGTAAACGCACAGAAGATGAAATTAGCAAAGAGGATGTTATCTGTCGCAGAAAGGGTAGAGATACTGCTCGAATGATAGAGCTCAAACAAGAGCTTGAAGCAGACGTAAACCTATTGGAGCAATACTTGGTTTTTGCTACTTTGCTAAGTGGTTGACTAAATAATTCCAAAATGCTATAATTGATTATGTTGATTTTTCTAGATACAGAATTTACAGATTTCCCTGAGTTAGAGTGCGACTTAATTTCTATCGGATTAGTCGACGAAAATGGTCGGGAATTCTACGCAGAAAGTACACAGTACAGGCAAGAGTGTTGCTCAGACTTTGTTAAAGAAATAGTATTACCTTTATTGGGTAAACACCCTAATCGCATTGTGGGTAATTATTATTCGATTGCAAAAGAACTCAATGAGTGGTTAAAATCGTATGGCGACGACATAGTTACCGTCTGTTTTGACTATAATACAGATTGGTTCTTAATGGCTCGTATGCTATTATTGTTGCCAGAAGAAGAATTGTTTACAAATATACAAGCAATGAATATCTGGGGCGACCTAGACAAGCAGGCCTTGGATTGGTTTTGGATGGAGCGGGACACAATTGGCTGGAAACAGCACATGGCATTATATGATGCCCATGGAAATAGATTTGCATATAAACCTTTGGTAAAGGAAAGACATGAAGCTCAACGGTAAAACAGTAAGATCAAAAGCTAAGGTTCAGCGTAACCCCTTAATGGTTGACGAAAAGTACACAGGCGAGGAACCAGTGTGGGATACCGAACGAGCACTTACATTTGATGACGCCACATTTGATCATCACTTACGTCGTGCTTTTTACTACTACAATTATTTTTACAATCAGAAAGATTGCAAGAAATATGTAGTAGAGTGGATGAAGAAACCTGAAAATGGTTTTACTGCCGCAGATGTTAAAACATTTAGCCGCAGTCCAGATCGTGCAATCGAAATGACTGCATGTAGTCTTATCATGGCACACCGCCAAGGTATGCCGTTCAAACCCAAATCTTTAACCTATGTCAAAGAAGCTATTGCCAAAGCAATTAATAGCACAGCCGACGAAGTTGAAGAAACAGCAGTAGAAGAAAAACCTAAAGCCTACGTTCCTACTATCCAGGATCGTATGAATGAAAAAACAGCAGATACCATTGGTGAACTCGAAGGACACTACGACGAGTTTATTACTAATCCTAAGTATCAGTTCAAACCCTACGATTTCTTTGTTGCTAACAATGTTCCACAAAGCCAACTAAGCAAATACGAAGAAGTGTATCAAAAGCGTTTTGATGAACTCAAAGGTGCGTATGAAAAAGTGGATGAACAGTTAGTTGAAGGTTACAGCCACATGAAAGCGGCCGAGTTCAAGCGTGTATTTGCATTCTTGGATCAAATACTAAACGACATTGTTCAATATCGTGGTGTTAAGAAAGCTACTAAAAAGGTTCGTGCTCCTAAATCAGTTAGCAAAGAAAAACAAGTAAGCAAGCTCAAGTACGCAAAAGAAGATAAAACACTTCGCATTGTCAGTGTAAATCCTGCTGATATCATTGGTGCTCAGGAGTTGTGGGTTTATAATGCCAAGACTCGTAAGCTAGGCAAGTATGTTGCAGATAGCTTACAGGGCCCGTTACGTGTTAAAGGTACTAGCATTGAAGGATTTGATCCGTTTAAGAGCGTGTGCAAAACACTACGTAAACCTGAGGAAAAGCTCAAAGAATTTGCTAAAGCCAGCAAAGTTCAGCTACGCAAGTTCTTGGAAGAAATCAAAGCCACAGATACCAAACTTAACGGCCGTATAAGCGCAGATGTTCTATTACTTCGTGTACAGTAATAAATACTGTATAACGGAGTAATACACATATGGTAACACCTTACACAGGTACCCCCACTCAAGAAACAGGTTTTAGTGCTAACTTAAACGTCAATGCCGCTAGCCTGTATAATCCCGCAACAGGATCTGGCGCCGGCCATATTGCGTATAATCCTGATGACTATACATCAAGCGATGCACAGCGAGCCGCTATTACGGACTATATCCGTATGCGCCTAGGTGATGGCATTGTTGATGTTGAACTAGACAAAGAACACTATGAAATGGGAATTAATCAAGCCCTGATCAAGTACCGTCAAAAAGCACAAAACTCAGTTGAAGAAAGCTATGCCACACTTCAACTATTACCCGAAACACAAGAATACATACTGCCAAAAGAAGTACAGCAAGTACGTCAAATTTTCCGCCGTGGTATTGGATCAGTAACAGGAACAACTGCTAGCCAGTTTGAGCCATTTGCATCGGGCTACTTAAACACTTATATGTTGGTAGCAGGTCGTGTTGGTGGTTTAACCAACTACGAACTATTCGTTGACTATCAAAAATTAGCAATGAAAATGTTTGGTGGTTTTATGAACTTTACATTTAATCCAGTTACTAAGAAACTAACCATTGTTCGTAAAATGCCTTGGCAAGGTCTTAACCCAGATATGAGCCAGCAGGAATCAGTACTGCTTTGGATTTTTAATACCAAACCAGATCAAATGATCCTAAATGACCCACAGAGCTTTCCGTGGGTACAAGAATATGCTTACAGCTTCTGTAAACGTATCCTAGGTGAAGCACGTGAAAAGTTTGCTCAAATTGCAGGTCCACAAGGCGGTACTACTCTAAATGGTGCAAGCCTAAAGTCCGAAGCGGCTGCCGAAATGGAAAAGCTCGAAGACGATCTAAAGATGTACGTAGATGGAAGTCAACCGTTAACTTGGTTAATGGGATAGTTGACAAATACCAAAAAGTATGTAAAAATGCTCCTAATAACTGGAGCATTTTTTATGATCATTGGCGTATGCGGTTTTATTGGAAGCGGTAAAGATACAGTAGCAGACTACTTGGTAAACTTTCACGAGTTTAGACGGGACAGTTTTGCCGCTACACTCAAGGACGCAGTCAGCGCAGTATTTGGCTGGGACAGAGAACTACTAGAAGGACGTACTAAAGAAGCACGTGCTTGGCGCGAGCAAGTAGATCCTTGGTGGGCAGAACGCATGGGTATGCCTGATCTAACTCCACGTTGGGTACTACAATACTGGGGTACAGAAGTTGCTCGCAAGAGTTTTCACGATGATATTTGGATTGCTAGTTTAGAAAACAAAATACGCCAGAGTAAAGACAACATCGTTATTAGCGATTGCCGTTTCCCTAACGAAATTAAATCAATTAAAGCCTCGGGCGGCAAAGTTATTTGGGTACAGCGTGGCGAATTACCTGACTGGTATACTACAGCAATTTTAGATAATAATACCACTGGTAACTATGCTCGTGAAAACATGGAAAAGAAACAGATAGGTATGAAGTATCAATACCCTAATATCCATGTGAGTGAATGGGCCTGGGTAGGTACCAAGTTTGATCACGAAATTGTCAACGACGGAACCATTGAAGAA